TCGCCTGGTTTTATTGTTTCGCTATTACCGAAAGATAGAATTTCAGGAGTCTCTGTCTCTTTGAACTTGTCCCAGTCTTCTAGAACAACAATGGCCAAGTCTGCTATTTCATCTGAGTATAGCACCTTAGCATCATACTTTCTTTCGGAATCATCTGCAAAAACTGAAAGCTTTCCGTTACCTTCAATTACATGATGATTTGTTACAATCATGTTGTCTTGAATCAGAAAGCCTGTACCGATTCCGCCTTTGTCGCCTTCTAGTTCATTTGCGATGAGAACAACACCATCTCTATTCTTATCAACAATCTGAGTGGTCGTCATTTGACTACCTGGCAATTTTGGCAGGTTGCAACCCGCCAACAACATAGCAAAGACCGCAGTTAATATGTACTTCATTATTCTGATCCTTTCTCAGGAGTTGTAGGACGCATAATCTCCATATCTGGAACTTTAGGCTTATACGTATCTTTCATTGCTGGCAAAATCTTTTCTATGATGTCTCCGATGACCTCAACAATGCTATCGGAACCGTCAGAAGGAATATCACCGCCAGCAGTCTTTGGTGGTATTCTATTGATGCGAACTTCTTTGCCTTCGACTAGTGCTTGTTTTGCCTTCTCAAACTCTGCCGCTCTATCATTTGAGTATTCGACAAAGTATGTCTTTGGCGCGTATCTTGGATATTCATAGTCGTACCAGTGACCAGATTCGGACTGAAACAGACTGATATAGATTGCACCTTCACTATTCTCTGATGGATTGATTATGACGATAGAAGCAAGTGTGCCTTTGACTTCTTCTTTTTCTTCTGCTGGCCAACCTTTGACTCCATCGAACGTGAAGTATATCATGTTGGCTAGAGCAACCACAAAGAATATGGAAAGAAACTTGAGAGAATTACTTCTGAAATAAAATGCTGCTGCAATCACCAAAGCAATAAACAAAGCGAACAATAATATGATGTATTGTGTCATGGCGATTTATTCTGTCCTGTTCTGATACCAACATAGTCATTCTTGAATCGAATGATGTTCTTTTTGCTATCCATTGTGAAACGAACAACTGTCTTTTCTTGCCAAATACTTTCCATCGTCAACTCAATATGCTTCACAACATAATAAGACGGATTGATTTTGATTATTTCTACAATGATGGGAACGTTAACTGGCGATCCTGGTTGTGCAGCAGAAGTGGCCAGAGTTGACCTTAAACATGAATACACATGAACGTTTAATACGTATTCGCCAGGAAATGTGCCGCGAAGAGTGACGAACTCTTTGTTGTCGGGATCAATTATGATTTCTTTTCCGTCTAACTGATAGACGCTTCTACGCTTGCCCATATCATCACGCTCAAAATACATCAAGCCCGCTTCTGGGAATTTGTATGATACGATGTTGTTCTGCGGATCACGTACCCACATATCAACATCGCAGTCCATATCGTTAGGCCATTCTAGAGATAGAACATAGTCAGCATTCTTCTTGATACCTTCGCTGTTCTTCGTGATTGGTGCGATGAGAAGGGTAGTAAGAATGAATAAAACAACCGTGCCCGTCAGCAGGTTGATAAGCAGGTCGATGTATGCGGTACGGAAATCAAACTTTCTATGGCTCATCATATGTTACCGCATATAGCAAGCCCTTTGTTACAAGACTTGCGAGAATGCCAACCGCATTCGTATATAAAGCGATACCTAGACCAACAGACATGTTTGCGAGAAGAGTTGCTAGACTTGTAGGATCAGTTACAGAAGCGGATGTGATTCCAGATGAAAGCAAATAAATGAAGCCGACAACTGTACCTAACATACCAAGGGCTAACATTTGTTCTGAAAGAAACCAGCAGGCATCTACAATCTTGCTGGCAAAATCTTTAGTGTATGCTACGTAGCCGATTAGAGCAGTTGTTACTACGTAGAGTAGTGAGAGGACCGAAGTAATCATAGTCACATCATCATACCAAATCTTGGCGATAATACCGCTGTGCCATGCCCAGAATACACCAGTTGCCACAGCCAAGTTTGTAATCCACCAGATATAAAAAGGTTTAACTAATCTCATTCGGTCCTCACTTTGTTGCTTTTATTATTTAGTGATTACTCCAGCCTAAGAGTAGCAACTCCACCCGCTACATTTAGTCCAGTCTGACCAGAAACAGACACAGGATTTAGTACAATACCTGATTCCAGACCACCGATGAGAGCATTTACGCCAACACCAAAGACTACAGAGGCTTCGGCATTAACACCAGTGTAGACGCCCTTGAGTCCGCCGTTTGACCGACCATCGACGCCAAAGACAGCCCAGACAAGAGCCTGATTGCCAGTCACGCCAATATCAACGCCAAGACGCGAGAATGTTGCGCGATAGTGCTTCTTCTTTCCGTTAGTCTGAGTGAACACACATTCACCGTGCTTGACAGACCCGATGATAAGACCTGGTCCGCCATCAAGATGGCATGTGAGAGTGCCTAGCTTGACACCATCAGCCTGAGCGGTGCCTGCCATTAGTCCGACGGCCATGAGAGCCGCAGCAATAGTTCTCTTAATCATTATTATTCTCCAGTTTTTGATACAAATTCATTTAGTTTCTTCGCTAGTTCAATGATCTGATTAGGATCAATGGTTGGTACATTTGGGAAAAGAGGCATTTCTACTTCTTTATTTTGCGACAAGGCAATAGATGCCCTTTCACGATCAAGATTCCAATCATTCTCTAGACGAATGCGTTCATTCATTAGATTTTCTGTGATGATTGATTGGGCCATTGCCAAAAGATCAAAGCGAATTTCGTAGGGAGTTTTTGACATAATAAAATCCTGTGTTGTGTGTTAAGGTGGCCCGTTCTGTTTCTAGGTGGAACCATACCCACAGGTATTACGCTGCTAGAGCATAAGCCTTATTTGAAACGAAATTATCGTTTGCATTTAGAGTTTTGCGCTGTATACGACAGTCGCCTCTCGGTTATCTCCAATTCACTATTCTACGCTTGTCGAGCCTAATTCGCCCCCATCAAAGACACACGAAGACGATTTGCCGAAGCATTCTTACCCATCTTAAGGAACAGCTCCGTGTGTCTTTGGTGGAGGCGGCGGGAATCGCACCCGCGTCCAAAACGTTTTTCGATCCTCTTCATCGATAACAGAAGTATATATTACACCAGTTACTTTGACTTGTCAACCAAAATGTAGATACGAACTCAACAAATACTTATCGTGAGATATAGAAATGTTTCCCTTATGTGGATACATCCAGAGAGGAGGAAATATAAAAACTCTACCCTTTTTCGGTGATATTTTTATATTGAGTGTTGGAAATTCTGTCTCGCCGCCAATTTCAACATCACTAAGATACCAGAAGAATGCTAGAAATCTCTTTGATGTTTCCTTGGTAGTAGCATCTGCATGGTATTCAAACTGATCTTCGGTTTGCTTTCTGTAGTGTTTTATGCGGAACTGTTCAAAGCCGATGCTTCTTGGCCAAAAAGAAGTTTCAGAAACTTTCTTTTTATAAACATTCAAAGTTTCAAACGTGCTATTAAGTATTTTAGTATGAAGTTCAGGATTCAAATTCACATTGGCAGTAAAATTCAACTGAGTGAAATTTGGTCTTTTGTCTAGATCAAGTCTTTCATGCAAATTTTCATTGGAATGAAAGAGATTAATCACATCATCGCAAATACTATCACTCAGAGAATTATCTTGCACATAACAAAAATCAATTAGATTCATATCACTTCTTCTTTCGCGTCTTCTTTGCAGGAATCTCAGCATACGGAGTCCAACGCTTGATGCTGCCATCTTCTTCAACTTTAATGTAACGTTGTTCTTCCAAAGCGATTAAAGTATTCATTGCACCAACTACAAATCCTTGGCGTCTGCTAATAAAGGCACAAGCGCCAAATGCGATACAGATTGTTACGATCATCCATGGTTCCAAATACATTAGAATTTTTCCTGTTTGTAGAGATGAATTTTTTCCAAAAGGTTTTGTACGTAGTGGATCTTGTCACGAATGAAAATCTGAGGCTTTTCCATACCGTCTACCGAGATTAGAATTACGATTTGATTTATCGGCTCACCAACAAGTTCTTCATACATCAAAGCATATGCGGTGCCTTGTTCAAAGTAGTTTTCAATCCATTCTTCCTTCTTTTCTTTTAGAGAAGTCTTGAAGTCGATAATGGAAAGAACACCATCATACTCAGCAATACAATCTGTTCTGCCAGCCACTCCAAGTTTTTCAGAGTAGAGAGGGCTTTCAATATAGCGTATGTTGTCAATCAAGTCAAGAGTTTTCGCCATGTCAAAGAAGGCCTGCTTCATATCAGGCATTACCTCTTTGAGAAAGCCATCTTCATTACGAAGATATGATTCCATCATGTTATGAAATTTTGTTCCGCGCGTGGATGCGCGTGTGGAAATTCTGTTAGCCTCTTCATGACCAACACGATTGCGCCATTCAATCATGGCTTTCTTCTTGAAATGGCCAAGAACGGTTGTGACTGATGGCAGTTTCTTGCCACTTGGCGTCACATAAAATCTTTCACCTGTGCTTTCGTCTGTAGGCAGTTGCTTTAAGTCTGGCACGCCCTCAACGAACTTAAACTTCTTCACGCTTCGTTCCATTTCTTGAGTATCCAGGATGAACTATTCATCTTCTCTATACCACCAATGCCAAAGATAAACTCAACATCATTTATACCACAACTCATCTCCGGGATGTTTTCTTTCGTTCTATCGCCACCGTTTGCAAAGATAATCGTGTGTTCTGGATTTTCTTCACGTATGCACCGAATAGCATCAATAGCAGTGTTGTCAGAATCATCAAAAGCAAATACATCATCTACGCTCCTTAGATTAGATAAAATGATATGACGTTCATTCCAAGGCATGAAAGGCTTACCCTTCTTGCGAGTAAGCCAATCATCTGAGTTTAGTCCGACAAATAGATAATCGCCAAGTTTCTTGGCTGCATTAATATATTCTATGTGGCCTGAATGAACAGGATCAAATCCACCTGTGATAAGAACTAGTTTCGGCATGTCAATTCTTTACAATTTTATATGTTTGACCTGCAACAGATGTTGGGTCATTAGGATGACCTGCTACGTTAGCAACATCAGTATGTGGGTTTTTAGGATCGTGAGGCCCGCCGTTATTGACAACCATATGTCCTCTGGTAACTTTTAATGGTGTCTTCGACCAAGACGGACGAAATACACCATCTCTATGTGCAATAATTGCAGGTTTTCTAACACCTTTCTGTCTTGCTGTGCCAGCTTTTTCATCAACATCAGAATGTAATTCATGAAACTTTTCTCTCGACATTGGATATGTATCGGGCTGACTTCCTTTTACAGAATGTCGTGTTACGATAATATGTCCTTCAGGAGCATTGATTTTGCCTTCTTTAGTTTGAACATCTTCACCTTTCGACACTTTAAAAGAAACAGGATTTCCTTTCTTTTCTACAGTAAATGTTTTTGATGAATCTGCAAAATCTGCTGAACTATATTCGTACGGTTTTCCACCACGGCGTTCTAGCAAAAATTCTTCTCTGATAAATCTCTCTAAGTTTTCTTTCATAGTCCCATTGCATCCTTCTGTATGATGTACGATTTGACTAGACCAGAACGTACAATATCTTCTTTCATGAACTCTACATGTTCAAAAGTATTTATTTTATTGGTGATACGCATCAACTGTGTCACGCCTTCACGCTCATGCGGCTTTGTCAAATCTGTCTGACGAAAATCTCCGCAAACGATTAGTCTGCTTTCATCACCCATACGTGTCATCACAGTATCACATTCTTGGAATGATAGGTTCTGACTTTCATCCAGAATGACAATGGCATTATTGAATGTGATGCCGCGCAGATAAGATGTTGTCGTGAAGTGAACTAGTCCTTTCATCTTTAGTATATCGTATCCATCACCACGGCCAAATAGACTGTCACAGATTTCGCGGTATGGTTCTTCATAGACTTGAATCTTTTCCTTCATAGAGCCAGGAAGAAATCCCATATCGCGTGATGGAACTACAGACCTGATTATGACTATCTTATTATATATTGAGTTGCCTGTCAAGATTTCATTTAGAGCAAGATATAAAGCGCAGAATGTTTTGCCTGTTCCAGCAAAACCATGAAGCATTAGATGATAACCTTTTTGATATGAATTGAAAACCTTTTCTTGATTTGGTGTTAGAGGTTTGATATGTCTTAGTTCAAAATGTGCGGCCTTCTTTTGTGCTTCTTGTTCTTTATTAATGTTCTTGTTCTTTGGTTTCTTAGACATTTTGGCTCCTGTAAAAGCAAAAGAGAGCATATCACCTGCGTGATAGCTCTCTCTTGAAACTCGTCGTTTATTTTTGATACTCATACTTCTCTAGGTATGTGCCATCTTTTTTCTAATGCCGCTTTATTGGCGCCTGGTGCTTTTTCCTTAACTCT